CTGTTTGATCACAGTTCCATCTGCCCCGGTGTATTTAAGACTGTTGCCGTCTTTTTGTAGTAGACCTTTGCCTTCAAACAAGTCAACTAGACCCGAATAAGGGTTCATGCCTGTTTCATAGGGAATCTTGACCTGCACTGATTCAAAAGGTTTGGCATAGCGTGTTTTCATGATCTTACAAGCACTACGAATGCCCTTGACTTCAGAGATCTTGTTGCCATCTTCGTCCTCCTTTAACTTGAGCTTACGCATGGCTACCACAATACTTGATGCATAGATAAAGCCTTGACCACCCGAGATCTTGTCATCGGGGTCGAACATGTCTTGGCTGGCATAAGTGTGATTGGTTGCTACTAGTCCAATGTTCAATGAACCAAACATGTTCACACAGTTACGAACTAGTGCTGTGAGTGCTTTGGGTTTGCGACCTAGGTCACCTTTGAGATCACCAGCATCAAATTGATTAACATCAGTGGGTGTCAACAACATACCTAGACTGTCTAGCACAAATAAGACCTTAGGACGTGACTCTTCGGGAATAGTTTTGTATTCTTTAACAAACTCACTAATCATCTTGGCCACATCATCAATCATGGCCATGTTTAATTTCAGTAGTTGTCCTTCGCTGGTATCAACGCCTAAGGCCTTGAGCCATTCTTCATCCAAGGCATTTTCTGTGTCGATCAAGATCGGATAGATACCTTGTTGCTGTGCTTGACGTATTAGGTTACCTGCACAAATATAACTCTTTCCTGAGCCGGATTCGCCAGCAAATACCGTTACCTTACCAAGTGGCACTCCCTTACCAAAACTGCCGGAAATTAGGTAGTTTAAGGCGTAATTTCCAGTGGAAATCCAGTCTGTAGGGTCGTTAAATCCAATGCTGACACCTTCGATGCTCTTAGTTATGCTTCGGCGAAATTTCGCCAAATCAAATGGTTTGGCCATTATTTCGGTCCTTTTGGATATTCTCGTGGTACAACTACAATCTCAGTCCTACCAATTGCTTGTAGCCAAGTATTCAGTCTGTGTGTCACCACTGTGTCGTCTTTGGGGTTATCGAAGTTGATGTTACAGTCCATGACTGTGTCTCCGGTACCATCTTCGCGACTGGAAAAATTCAGAGAGTAGCTCTCATTAATCTTAATAGATTTTGCCATAATAGCTCCTGATAGATGGGCGGACAAGGGCCTAGCCCTTGTCCATGTTATTGCATTACTTTTGGCGATTACGAATCATGGCCAAGATATCTTCCGCACGTTGGCTGGAAGTCTTGGCTGGTGCAGCCATCACTGGTGCAGTTGGTGCATCATCGTCTGTGTCAAACGGTGCGTCTTCATCCACAGTCTTTGCTGCTACAGCTACCGTAGTCCGTGGTGTTGGTGCAGTTTCAGTACTAGCTGTGTCTGCAGGAGCAGATACGTCTAGGCCTGGAGGCTTGTAGTACTGTCCCCAACGTTGAGCATCATATTCTTCGCCATTAACCGAAGCCTCAAACATCTCCTTGATTACACGCAGTTCTACTTCGCCGGGTTTCTTGGGCAGAAACTCGCCTAGGTTAAACAGGCTATATTTTTCGATTGCTGTCATGTCATCAGCTGATAACGCCGTCTCCCGACGACTCCACTTACTGGTACTATAATCGGCGTAGCCACCTTTACTGGTCTTGCTGATAGTAAAGTCAAGACCATGTTCATAATCTGTAGGAAGATTCTCTAGCTCAGGATCCATTAGGCTACCTTTGATAAGGTTAAAGATCTGCGGGCTGATAATGAACCTGCGGATGGGATTTTCTGGAGTCCTGTCTTCTTTCAGAGGATTTTCACGCACGAATCCTTGGAACAAATAGGATTTTTTCTTCCAGTACTTACGACCCATTTCTTCCAAGTTGGGATCTTTAAACCAAGTACGAACTTCTGCCAGGATCGGGCATGGAGTGTCTTTACCATACATTTCCATGCAGGGTACTTGAACTACTACAGGACGACTGTCTGCTTGACCCTTGATACCAGCAAACGGTAACTTGATCATAGCACGTTCGACCCAGAAAAAGGTATTCTTAGGGTCTGCGTCGGGTAGGAATCTTACTTTGGCGTTGGAACCTTCTTCGATGTTCCAGTGTGGATAAATGCCACCATCGCCATTCGTACTTGAACCGGTTGAGCCACGGTTCTCAGCTGCTGCCAATTTGGCGCGAATTTCTGCTAGTGTAGTTGCCATAATGAATTTCCTTTATTATTAAGATGGTCTTACAAAGTGCCTAGATATACTATGCACAAAGCATAGTATAACATTTGTATTTAGCTTGTCAAGGCTTTATAGGCAGATTTTCTGCCCATTATAAACTATATAGTTTATCTAATTCCAGCTAGTTGTCGAAGTAGACTGAGACTTTCCTGTGCAGTTGGATTCGACTGTATGGGCTCTGCTGTGTTGTTTGGCTGCTCTTGAGGCATCAGACTGGTATATTCAGGATCCTGTTCCATCATATAGTCATCGATGACCTGACGTACATCTGCGTCTGAACCTTGTGTACTAGCAGCTTGAGTTATAAGATCATTAAGGTCTTCGTCATCAATGACCGAACTGATAGCAGCAATGGCGTCTTGTCCATCTGCGCCAGCCTTGATCGGACGGCTCATTAGTTCACTTAAGGCCTCGACATCAACTTGTTCCTGAATTTCTTGTTGCTCAACTTGGTCGGCCCAGCCTTCGAACTCGCTGACATATTTCTCTTCGCCTACTCGTCGATTTTGGTAAGCTCGGTACACATAGGGTAGTGCTGCTGTGAGTCTGTCATCAAACATCTTTTTCACAAAGCGTTCTTTAAGTGCATCAATGTCGTAATCGTCTTCGATGTTGCCTTCTGGACTAAATGTTTCAGCAAATGCATGATAACCACGAGTGCGACCCATGCGTGTGAGCCCGTTACGCAGTAGTCTATAACGCTCTATGGCACTTTCTACCATACCCTGTGTTTCTGCGTCCTCAAAGGTACGATGACGTGTATTACGCACAAAGAAGGCTAGATTATTCATTTCTTCGGCTATGCCAGTAATATGTTGGCCAGCTTCATCATAGATCTTGCCACCGTGTGCCACATGCTGTGCCATGGCACGACCAAGACTTAATTTATTGTAAGGCATGCGAAAACGTTCACCTTGATCTGTTTCCACAAACATGCTTTCAATCTTGCGACTGCGTGCTCCAGGTTTAGCTTCATCAACAGCTTCACTGTGACGTACTATGAGCCTAGTAGGGCCAAAATCCTGTACACTGGTTCTTGTAGTACCGGACCACTGTATGCTTTCAGTCACTGGCGTGTCTGTTTTTTTGTAACTACTTTGTGTATTAGCCACCTGAGCTATATCCCTTTTAGTAAGATTACTGCGATTAATATCTCTTACATCAAAAGTTAAGCGATTTCTACGTGCAAACTGCCTAAGACTACGTAAAAATCCTTCCCATTCTTGTTCTTGTTCAGGTGTAAATGTTTTCTCTATTTTTTGTCCAAAGGTAACTTTTAAACTCTTACTATCTACTATATTAATAGTTAGCTTGCCATGCTGCGTGCCATCAGAACTGTTATATTCAAAATTAAAAAATCTAGCTTGCTCCGGATCATCAGTGGATTTGGCGTTTTCGTCGCCCAGTGTTACTGGTTCAAATCTACTGCGAATCTTGTTAAATAGCTCGTCAGCAATGTAATTAATATTGTTCATAATACAGTATTTAGCTAGTCATTATAAATGGCATAGGTGTCATAATCTCGTCGAAGCTGTCTTTGAGTCGGTTGTCAATCTCGGGATCAAAACTCTGCAGACTCTGCGTTACACGCAGTGCCAACAGCATGGCACTGACCAAGTCATCGTGTTCACCAATTTTTGCAGCAAAACTACCGCCTGAGGCCACAAAAGTCTTAAGTTCACTGATCAAGTTGCGACTGCGTATGGTAAGTTTACGGCTTTCGATCAAGGTCTTTAGTTTAGCACAGGCCGCTAGTTTGCTCTTGTTGGTAGTGGTAAATCCTTTGCGATATCTACGCCCTGAGCCCATCTTGGCTGGTTCGCTGAGAAATATACCACGTATGTTTTCTTCGCCGACTTCGTTGATACAGATCAGCGCCGCTTCGCCCAAGGTGTTATTTTCTACACTGTAGTAGATATCGTTTTCGGTCAAGGTGTGTTCGTGTATGTAACCGCAGATTTCTTTTAGTAAGTTGATCTGCGCTGGCACACTAGTACGATTATGCTGCCACTCTGCTACTTGTAGACAGCTGGGCAATTCCAAAACCTGTATGGCAGCAGGATCACCACCGGTGCCCAGGCTAGGATCTAAGGCCACTACATAGGTTCGACCACGCTGCGGTGTTTGATACCAGCGTATTTGTCCTTGCCGTAGGATAGGTTCTTGTCCTTCGAGGTCAATCAAGGTTGTACTGGCTATCAGCGTTTCTTCATCGATGATGAATTCGCAGCCAATTTCCCGTCTAAAACGATCTTCACCTAGCTGTGCACGTTGTTCTGCTGCCCAGACTTCGTCGCGGTCTGGGTGTTCATCCCAAAATGATCTATAGGCCTTGAAACCATTTATACCTAGCTCTGTGGTATTACCATACTCATCAACACATTTGTTAGCAGCTTTCCAAAGTTCAGCAAATTTGTCCTCATCACTGTTGGGTGTACTGGTAATAATAGCCTTACCACCAGTGCTTAGTGTAGGCGATATAGAGGTCCAGAATTCTTTGGCAATGGTAGGTCTCACATAAGCGAACTCATCGGCATACAGCAAGCTGATACTCATACCACGACCAGTTGTTTCTGTAGTGGTCTGTGCCACTATGCGTGATCCATTATCGAATTCCAAACTGCCTTTGTTATAGCTGGTTACTCCGGCACGTATATGGTCTGCACAAAATTCATAAGCATAGCGTACACG